ATCAGCTGTATGCCGGTCTCAATGATCTGTGGGATGGCGTCCAACAAAAAGTTGATGATGCCCATGATAATTTCTGGTAGTGCCGCGATCAGCACCGGCAGGGCATCTAGGACACCTTGTGCCAGTCCTGTGATCAGCTGCAAAGCCGCATCCAAGATCATCGGCAGATTTTCGATGAGGGTCTGCACGATCTGAACGACTACCTGGACAATTGTTGGGATCAGTGTGGGTAGAGCATTCGCTATGCCAGTAGCCAAAGTGACTACGGCTTGCAAGGCGGCATTCAGCAGCATTGGCAGATTGGCAAGAATACCATTGACCAATGCCAACACCAGTTGCAACGCGCCCTCTGCAATCTGCGGTAAGGCCTCTATCAGCCCCGTTAGCAGCGTAAAAATTATCTGCGATGCGGTGTCGATGATGGTGGGCAGATTCTCCACGATTGCTGTAGCCAAAGATCCTACAATTTCCCCGGCAATCTCCATCAGCTCCGGCAAAAAGTCCATAAACATATCCAGGACCTTCGGGAGCAGTTCGCCGATGACCTCGCTCATCTTGCTGATGTCGCCATTGGCATCTAGGATACCGTTGGTAAACTCACCCAGTAGGGCGTTGCCTTCGGTGGCAAGGTCGGTTAGAACCGGAAGCAGAACCGTGCCAAGGGCGTTCTTGGCTGCAGTAGCACCGACATTCAAATACTGGAGCTGGTCGTCCAAAGCACCGTAGGCACTTAGCATCTCATCGCTGACCACATATCCGGCAGCGTGAGCTTGCTGACCCAGTTCCGTCATTCGCTCTGCACCGGCCTCAATCAATGGGTTCAGTTCCTGTGCGGATTTGCCGAGGATCTGCATTGCCAGGGCATTGCGCTCGGTTTCATTCTCCACCTTGCCCAGGGCATCGATAACCTCCCAGTACACGGTATCCGAGTCACGGAGGGAACCATCGGTATTGGTGACCTGCACGCCCAGCTTTTCATAAGCCTCCACGGAAAGCTTTGTGCCGTCTTGCACCGCTTTCATAGACTTAATCTGCTTGGCCATAGATTTGGTCAGTGTATCTGTGGACACATCAACCAGCTCTGCTGCGTACATGTACTCCTGCAGTTTATCCGTTGCAATGCCGGTGACGGTGGACTCCGTAAGAACGGTGTCAGCATAGGCAGCACCAGCAGTGGTCATTTCCACAAGTGCTTTTGCACCGGCAATCGCGGCAGCGGAAACAGCAGCGAAAGCAGCCGCCATTGCTGCCGCCGTCGCCTTGCATACAGAGCCTAGACCTTCAAAGCTGCTTTTTGCCTCGTCGGACTCGTCGGCGGCATCTTCCACATCATCAGCCATTTCATCGGCGCTGTCGCCAGCGTCGTCCATGCCTTTTTCAGCACGATCCAAAGCGGCGGTATTATCGTCCAACTCCTTCTGCATACTGATGAGGGCAGCTTCTGCATTGTTCAGTTGGATCTGCCAAGCCTGCGTGCGTCGGTCATTCTCACCGAAGGACTCCTGTGCATTGGCAAGGGCGGCGCGGAGGGTTTCAATCTTGCTCTTTTGCGCATCGATCTCCTTCGTCAAAGCTCCCTGCCGAGCAGTCAGAGCTTCTACGGAGTTATCGTTTTTATCAAACTGGGCGGTGACTAGCTTCATCTCACTGCCGAGGACTTTAAACTGCTGGTTGATCTCGGCTATGGATTTCTTGAACTCTTTTTCACCTTCGAGTCCAATTTTCAGGCCAAAAGGATCTGACATGTCACCACCTCCTTATATGCCTGCCGGAATAATATCGTCGATAAAGACTTCTCGTTTGGGTTTAGCTACGCCGGAGTACTGCTTATGGCACTCCCATAGATCCAGCAGCAGACCGAAGGGGGTAAGCCACACTTCGTCCTGTCGCATACCCAAATGCGCCATACCGTAATAAAGCAGTCGGGTGAACAGTTCCTCGTCTGTTACCCGACCGCCACGTTTTTTGCGTCTTTCTCGCTCTCAATATTCCGTTTGGTGCCCTTGTACATTGCTTCCGTAATGGCTGCTTTGTAGGTTGCCAGGTCTGCCGGCACCGTCAGCAGTTCCACGACCTCTTCGGTCAGCAGATCCCTGGGCTGATCCTTGTGTTTGAGGTTGTGGATCAAAATAGCCTGGTTGGCAAGCAGTGTAATGAGCCATACGATTTCGCCGATAGCCATTTCAAAGTTCTCGGACTTCATCAGCGTATCGCCCAGATTCTCCAAGCCACCATAGCGACCGGCAATCTCCTTGGTAGCCCTTGTGGTCAGCAGCAGAGTATATTCCTCTTCGCCGATCACGATAGTAGCACTACGTTCCTTTTCCATATTGCGCCTCCTTATTCAGTCGTGGTAGTGGTAGCATAGGAAGGCTCGTACACTTCCTTGTACCAGTTGGTGATGGTAGCAGCGGAAACGGTGGTATCGCCCTCCGTGGCCTCTGCCTTCCAGGGGTGCTGATTGCGTCCGTCGGGCTTGTTCCGGCGAAGGATCGTACCCTCAATGGTGGGGGTACTGAAGGTGATACCGTCGCCCTTGGTGGCAAGGTTTGTAGCAGGGATACCGAAGATCACCCGGTACAACCAGAAATACTTGTATTTGCCGTTTGCCTTCTTCGCCCGGAAACCGACAGCGACAGGACTGCCGCCGTCCTCACTGGTGGAGATCACAACGCCGTTCTTGTCGATGGTTGCCCCGGTAAGGTCGGAAGCAACAGAAGCGCCGATATCGTCAATACCCAGCGACAGTGTTCCGGACTTGAACTCCTTGACGATCTCCGCAGCACCATCGTCGGCATACAGTGTTGCCTCTGCCAGTTCCACAGACAGATCTGCGGTCATAGCCTTTGCCAGCTGCTCCGGGGTGCCGTAGGTTTCATTGCCGTCAGCATCTTCGGTGATTTTGGCATAAAACAGCTTATCAAGACCGATAGTTGCCATGATGTTTAATCCTCCAATTCATAGTATTTGGCCACATCAATGGTGTAATGATGATAGCCAGTGTCGTTTTCGTGACCGTTATATCTGCGGTCAGTTATGGTAATGTCCGCACCCAAAAGAGCGCGGACAAGTGCGTTTTTGATTTTGGTGTAGCTGCCCTGAACATACAGGGAGATCCGCACCTCTTGGACTTCGCCGCTGGGAAGGTTATCTGCGTGCAGCTGAAACAGGTCGATCAGCGGAGTCAGCACCAAATACTGAGAAGGTGCCGTTCCGGTAAATACGCCTGTTTCTACCGCAATGCCTTTTTCTTCAGCGATGCTTTTCAGTTCGGCAAGTAAGCTCATAGCTTGGCTACCTCCTCTTCAAAAGTCTGCTTCATTACCCGGATGCATTCGCTCTTTGTTGCCTTCTTTGTCGGGGCTAGGAAGGGTTTTGCTGGCTGGCCGTGCTTGCCGTATTCCAGTATGTTGGCAATTTTGGCATTGCTGCCACCATCGGATCTAGGCTCGGCAAAACCGATTTTGATATCGTAATTGCCATTCTTATCCGGCTTTACCGGGGTAAGACCAAGCGATCCCTCCAGCTCACCGGTGGAACGAGAGTCAATTTTGGTGTCCTTGCCCACAACGCCAGCAAGATTGCTTTTCACTTTGGCAAGGACAACCTCACCACCTGCCTCCAGCACCCTCTCGGCGATTGCATCGGTGGAGCTGCCCAGCTTGGAGAGCTTCAGCAGAAACTCCTCCGGCATTTTCATATCAACCTTTGCCACTGGGCTTCACCTCTCTAGCAAGTGCCTCCACATACATACCTCGGCTTTTGACGTCCTCCACCGAGGTGATCTCAAACCGGTCATTATCACTGACGATCACCATCGCCGTTGTGATGGTGATACCGGGGATGCTCCGGAAGCGGAAGAGTGTGGTCGCATCAGTAAAAGCAGCGCGGTTTGCCCACTTCTCACTACCGTGGCGACCTTCTCTATAAGCACGGACGGAGGCAATGACTGCCTCCTCCTGCACTTTGAACCCTTCCTTGTCGGTGCGCACCCGCTTTTCGATAATGTCAATAAAGCCATTCATCTTTCCAAAAGACATAGGCTACACCTTCCATTCTCGATCCAGTCGGAGCAGCAGATTGACTGTGTTCCAAACCTGCTGTCCGGCTTGGACATTATCAGAGAAAAAGCCGCCAGTGCTACCATCCCGGCTTTCGTAAAAGTGGGACGAGAGCATAATGACGGCCTGCTCAGTTGTAGGGGGCATAGGATTCTGCTGATAGAAGCCTGCCGGGATATGCTGATAGCTTTCCGCGTAGGCAACGGCGGCGGTGATGTAGCTCTTCAGCAACGGATCGTCAGCCTCGTGTTCCAGTATTAAGTTTTGCTTGACCTTGCTCAGAAGAATGTCCATCACCGTCGCCTCCTAACTTACGCAGACTTCATCTGCAGGGCCTTGACAGCTTCGGGCAAAATCAGCTTGCCGTCCAGACGCTTGGTGGCAAGGAAGCCAACCTGGCCGGTATCCGCATAACGCTCGTTCAGACGACGGAAGGTAATGCCCTGGCGGTCACCAATCCAGTAGAAGTGGAGATCACCGAACAGTGCCACCTTATTGCCAGCTGCGAGGTCAGGCATAAAGGGAGAGGTGTAAATGGGACGACCCAGCAGAGTGGCGTGGTCGCCTTCATTCAGCGCCTTCTGCCACAGGAACTGGCCGTCGCTGCCCTTGAGCTTACGCACAGCAGCCATAGTGGCATCGTTGAAGATCCAGATGGCCTTTCTGCGGTAGGGAGCCTTCAGGCTGTAGAACAGATTGATAATCTCCTCTGCGGTGATGGCAGTGGCAGAGGCGGTAGTGATGGCGACTTCGGCACCGCCGTTGTCGGACAGAATGCCCAGGGGCTTGCCCACGCCGTCGCCGTTGAAGAAGGCATCCTCTTCCTTGTCACCGATACGACGGGCGAACTCGGAAGCGAAGTAGCCCTCCAGATCGAAGGCGGAGTCGTTCAGCAGTTCCTCAGAAACCTTGATGATGGTGCCGACCTTGTGTGCGCCAATGGTCTGCTGACCGAAGGTATCGTCGCCATCGGGAATGGGACCTTCCTCGTCGATCCAGGAGGCAGTACCCTTGGCGGTAACCACGGGGATCTTGTGGCTGCCGGAATTGGTCTGGAATACGTGGGCGTGGCCACGGACGATATGCTCCTCGTTCAGTGCCTGCACCAGAGTGTTTTCAAACTCATCAGGCACCAGGTAGCCACCTTCGGTATCCACACCTTCCTGCAGTGCGTTCCGGACCTCGTAAGAAACGCCGTTCTTGGCACGGGTTGCGTTCCAGAAGGCGTTTTTATACTCGTCGGCAGCACGGCCGGTCTTGGTTTCAACCTTGGCAGTTGCGGGCTTTTCGGTGATGGGAGTGGCTACAGGCTTTGCCAGCTCGGCATCAATAGCCTCCATACGCTCCATGCGACCAATTTCAGCACCCAGCTTGGCGATGGTCGCCTCCATGCTGGTGTAGGTGGCATCGTCCTCTGCGGACAGGCAGCCATCTTCGCCTCTGTGGGACTCCAGGAATGCCTTTGCAGCTTCCAGAGCCTTTGCACGCTTATTGCGCAGTTCAATGATTGTCATAGCAGTTCCTCCATTAATGTTTCATAAGATTTAGGCGATCCATCAGTGCTTCGACAGATCTGCCGCGTTTGACTTCCGGCTTGGCCGGGACTTCGGTCTTTGCTTTGGGGGTAGGCACAGCCGCGACCGCAGGCTTTGCCTTGGCAGAAATCTTGTTCATCAGTGCTGCCTCCACTGCTTTGCTGGAAAACGCAAATGCCGGAACTTCCGCTGTTGCCAGCTTCTCATCAGTGAGAATTTCATCGGCAAAGCCAAGTTCAATGGCCTTCTTTGCATTCATCCATGTTTCGCTGCTCATAAGGTGGCTGAGTTTGGCACGGGACAGATTGGTGCGGATCTCGTAGGCATTGATGATGCTTTCCTTTACTTCGTTCAGCATTTCAATTGCCTTCTGCATCTCCTCGCAATCTCCAAACGCGCCGGTCATGGGGTTGTGAATCATCATCAGCGCGGTGGGTGCCATCAGCACCTTGGTGCCGGCCATAGCAATGACCGAGGCAGCAGATGCGGCAATGCCGTCGATCTTGACGGTGACATTGCCCTTGTAGTCCATGAGCATGGTATAAATCTGACTTGCAGCTACACAGTCGCCACCGGGAGAATTGATCCAAACGGTAATATCACCGCTGCCGGATACCAGTTCTTCCTTGAACATCCGGGGTGTGATATCATCGTCAAACCAACTTTCCTCCGCGATAGTGCCGTACAATTCAAGCACCCGTTCTTCGGGCTGGCCTTCGTCCGCCAGGTTTTTCCATGTCCAAAACTTCTTCGCTTGGGTCTTCATTGGTTTCCTCCGTTTCTGTTGGATTGATATCTGCATAAGCACCCGCACTGCCCAGCGGGAGCATACTGCCGTTGATGAGGTAAAGGTCGCCGCCTTGCTCTGCCGGAATCCGGTCAAGGTTCTCCAGCTCCCGGATATCGTTGGCAGACATCCAGCCGTTTTGCCTTGCAATGGAATAACCATTCATTCGGCTTTGATAATCACCTCGGAGCAGACCTTCTAGGTTGAATTTGACGAAATACTCCTTTTTTTCATCTACAGAAAGCAAAACACGCATCATAGACTGTTCCCACCGGACGATCCAGGGGTCGAGAGTGTATTTCACAAACTCAAGGGATTGCTGCTCAATATTAGAAAAGCTCGACTTTTCCAGGTCGCCCACCATGTGAGGTGGCACTCGGAAAATTCGAGCAATTTCATTGATTTGGAATTTTCGGGTCTCCAAAAACTGTGCTTGTTCCGGAGAAATGGAGATGGGCGTGTACTTCATACCTTCTTCCAGCACAGCAACTTTACCGGAATTGGACGCACCGCCAAACTGACTCTGCCACGCCTCTCGCACCCTAGACGGGTCCTTGATCGTTCCGGGGTGTTCCAGCACACCTGAAGGGGCAGCTCCGTTAGCAAAGAACTTAGCACCAAACTCCTCGCAGGCGATTGCCATACCGATGGCGTTTTTCGCCATAGCAATGGGGCTGTAGCCTACGAGTCCATCGAAGCCCAAACCGGGGATATGCAGCACATCGGCAGGCTGCAACTTTACCGACGCACCCTCCATTGTGTGCGCTTCCTCGTTGGATCGCTGGTAGGTGTAGTACAGCTGTCCTTTCTCGTCTCGATCCACGGACATTTTGTTGGGCATCAGCGGATACAAGGCGATAACCTCACCCTTGCCGTTGCGAATGATCTGCGCGTAGGCGTTACCCCAAAGAAGCAGATGTGTCATAAGGGTCTCCCGGAATACGAAGGAACTCATTTCCGGGTTTGGCTCATCGTGGAGCAGCTGATATAGTGGGTGATCGACCGCCTTCTCTTTGCCTCCGGTTTCCGTATACCTGTAAAGGTGCAGGGGCAATCCAGCGACCGCCTCTGCCAGAATCCTTACGCAGGAATACACAGCAGTCATCTGCATTGC